ATAGGGATTATCACTAAAAGCCGTTGTAGACATATAAAGCGGCAATTAGCAAATAAATAATTATTTAAGAAGGGCTGATTCTACCTGATGGGTCAACGCGAAGATTAAGAGCATGAAGAATAAATTGCTGATTAGGAATATCTGGATCGCGCATTTGTTCTTCAGAGTGGGTCATTTGAATTTGAATAAACTGACCTACTGAATTAATATTCTTTCTTTTCCAAACGGTAGTTTGAAAGTTTTGTATTGGCACGAGCGCGCTTGGCTGCATAGAAATCGCATTAGAGCCTAAAAGAGGGGGATTATATACGCTTTGACTGTCATTTAAATAAAAATTAGCTTCAAAGCTACAATTTTCTTGTACATCAATTAAAAAGTCTACTGAAGAAATCCTAATTTGTTGACCTTCTTCTAAAAATGGATTAAACTCTTTTGTTCTTATACTAAAATTATCCATCTTTTGAATTAAACCATTGCCAGTATAAGTTCCTGTAATGGTTGCAGCTGTATTATTTTCTCCATAAACAATAGTAAAGTTATCTTTGTCAACAATCTGATCAATTTTATAATTTTCTGTAGTTTGCCCAAATGTTACTCCACCGATAGTATCGTAATTAAAGATAACGTAATCGCCTTCATTAAAATTATGATCTGGACTTGTAATTTGATTACTGCTAATTGCTGAAATATATCGAGAATAATCAGTTTCGCAAGCATTTGGCTTATTAAAAACTGCGACAAATCCTTGCTGATTACCTGCGCAAACTAAGGGATTTTTAGCATCCGATAGCCCTTCGTTCCAATAATCGTCCCATGAATCCCACGTCTCATAAGGCAAAGTTTCCCACGTAAATCCTTCACTTGGAGAAAAGTAGCCAAAGACAGTGAATGATTCAATAAACTGCGCCCAAGTTTGATTACGATAATTATAAACAAACATTTTATTAGGATAAAATTGCGTATCGAGGGTAAATTGCGCGGCGTCAGGATAAGTCCAATAGACAGTCTCTTGTTGATAGTCCCTGATACCACAAACTCTTTGTGGGCCTTGATTTTCATTGCTAATACTAAAAACAGCGTCGGGAATATCCTCGTCGAATCGGTAAACGTTTACACCGTTGCAGGTGTGTATGCCCACAGAACCAATTCCTAAAATGCCATTGTCAAACGGGACAGTCGAAAAGGTTGATTCGGCGCCCAGTTCTTGGTTAATCTGACGAAAGAAAAAGGGAAGGGTTTCGTTCCCAGTATATACAAACTCCCAAGTGGATCTTTCAAAATAAACGATTAAACGGTCCTTAAGATTTTTTAGAGAGACAATTGCTTGAGAGGTCGGCGCATCAACAAAGCCCCCTCTTCCCGGAATGTCGCTGCGCCATGCAACAATGACGCCTGGGGATGTTTCTTGAGTAGGCGAACCAATGAGGGTACTCTGGCACCACCTTGCCCTTTGTGCAAAACGGTTGCTCCCTTCAAGGGTATTAAAAACAACCAACCTTCCCTTAAAAGGGACGATTAAAAGACAAGCGTTTAATAAAGTCCCTGAACCATCAAGTGGCGGCGTAAAATTAGTCCAAGTAGGGGGGGAAGAGGCTAAATCATAATAGCGCAGATTATCAATATTATTTGTTACCCAAAGAGCTTGATATTTTAAATCTGTCGCATAATAGTTAGTTGACCAAAAAAGATTTGAATTATTAGGGTTTGTCCAAGTAGTTGGCGTGTCACTAGGAAATTCAACAAATTGTCCGCCACTATAGTAATAAGAATAGGTCGTATCAAAAAATACTGTTTGGTCATCATTGACGGCGTTCAGTTCCTGGGTAACCGCTCCCAAAACAGGAAGAGAGGGGTAATAAGCACCAGAGAATGTCGCGGCAGAGGCTGCGCCAGCCCCGCTAAACGTCATGGTGAGCGTCATGGTCGCAAAATTGATTGACGCGGCCGTAATGACCCCGGCAGAAACAGTGCACGTCCCACTAGAACTTGAACAGGTAATTGTTTGACTAATCGGAGCAGCAATAGCGATGGTGATCGTTGTAGTTGAGCCAATTTCAAGTTGCGAATTAGGCTCATCTGTTGCGATCCCTAGATTTGTGCGAAGATCATAATTTACCGTTCCTGCCCCTCCCCTGCTGATATTAGCGGTAAGGGTAGCCATATCCAAAACTCTACGCAACCTTCCTAAGTTTGTCCAACCTGGCTTCTTGCGAACCTGCTCGCGCCAAGCAAAACAATTGGTCAATTCAGCATATGCTTGATCTGTCAGCCAAAAAGGTTTGACGTTTGTTTGTAAACCGCCCTGCTCTTTGCCGCCAATTAAATAGGATCTAGGCATTAATATCCTATTGCTACATAGTAAACTAAATTTGTTTTACTAGAATAAAGTTTGCAACTAGCGATACTGACGTTTTCTACAGTGACATTAGCGCTTGAATCAGTATTAAAGCATGTTGCTGTGATAGAATAAACCGCACTAGAAAAGGCCAGCGGGACTGTCACTCCACTCGAATTTGCGGTAACACTTCCAAATTGCATTTTGAAACCCCCTGGCAAAAAGGTATAGCTTGGATTGCCAATTGAAGGCGTTCCGCGAGTCCATTGAACGACGCTTCCGTTGGAGGGCTGTCGATAGTACAATTCGGTGCTTCCTGATATCGTCTTTGCATAAACAGCGACATCGGTTGAGCCCGTGTTTTGATCAGTCGTTCCCTGACTTAAATATGTTGATTTTTTGTGCTTGCCATTATTTGAGCTCGCAGTAAATTCAACATGATCGCCTGTGGTCCCATATTGGTTATTTAGCTGTGTGAAATTCTCAGCAATGTCAGTATAGGTGTTTTTAGGCTTTGTACTGCCGACCGGAATGCCCGTTTTATAGACCATTATTAAATCCCATAGTAATCATAGGGCCATGCTCGCCGATCTAAGTCGATCGAGAAGGGCGTATATATTTTCTTTTGACTTTTTTGATCCACCGTTGATCGCATGGCTAAAATTTCCTGCTCTTGGTAAAGAGGTAAGCATTTCTGGTAGCTCTCCATGTCCAATTGATCAGCAAAGATTTTGAGCGCCGCGCCATAAGCAATCAGTTGCCACCATTGCCGCAATTCGGGGCTTTGCGAATTAGAAAGGAGCTCTACAGGCTTTTTATAAACCTGCATAGAAATGAAATATGCCTGATCGGGAATAGGACGAAAAACGAGATCCTTACCAAAAAGCAAAACAGAATTAGGGCGTGCAGCCACATAGGTGTAGTAATGGCAATTGATTTCTGCATTGGCATCCGGAGGGCTTACCCAATTAAGGGAAATGACGCCGGTCAAATAATTGACAGAACCCGCCACCCTTTGCGCTAACGATTCAGGGCTGTCTTCAAAGGTGCCGAAATCGGTCGAGTCTACATTGATCGTAATCGTCGTGGCGGTGACTGCCGTAACCGTGTAGGGCCCTCCGTTGATTTCTGTCATCCCGTAGACATTTGAAATATAGACTGAATCATTGATTGAAAAATTGGCAAAGTTGGTGTCCAAAGTCAAAACAGCAGAAGCGGCATTACTGATTCCCGTGATTTCCACTCCTTCAGATAGAAAACTCCCTGCTCCGTTATCAACATAGGACACTGTTTCTCCATCGATCGTTGTCGACAAGAGCACATCACCGCGGTTAACAGGAAGGTTACTAAGGTTAGCCAAAACAGGCGCCACATTTGATCCGTCGCCGGTGGCGAGCTGTTGAATAAAGAAGGCGGTAGGCCACGACGCATAAAAAAGCTCCTGATCTTGGTAAAAGTTTAAGAGATAGCCATCGCAAAAAATCGGTTTTTGCAGAAGTACATACTGCTCATTGGGAAATTCATAAGTATCTTGATTTGCATTGAGCGTAAAGCGATAGTTTGTCTGTAAAATGCGCGAGCGCATCTGTTCAGGAAAGTCATAGATCAAATAGGTATTAATATAAAAATTGGCTTCATCATCGCTCATGTCATCAGTAGACAAGCGACCCGTTACCCTACGTACTTTATTCCGAATGGTAGTGAGATCGCTTGCGGCAGACATGCTTTATTTTCCCTGCACGATAGTAGGTTTCCAAGATTCGCCATGAACAATTTGAAATGAGTAGCGCGGAATTTTTTTGCAAATCTCTTTGGAGCCGTCTTTATGCAAAAGACCTCCCTGGGGAGCGAGAATGGGTCTTGTAACAATTTGACCATTTTCAGTGACCCACTTTTTTTGAGTATAACAAGCGCCATTGTTTAACAAATCGCTCAAAGTAACTGGAATTGTAAGGAGTCGGTTTTCTTCTAAATAGAAATAGCGAATAGGGCCTTTCCAAGAGCGATGTGGAATGCATAGCGATTGACCTGGGTTTTCTAAATTGCGAAAATATCCCTGAACTTTGGGCACTTCTTCATAAAGAGGAATCTTGATTCTTCCAGCATGTTTTCGAGAAACCATGAAAACAGGCTGCGAGGTATCATAAAGCACCTCTTCCTGGTTTTCGGTAAGAGTAGGGGCCAGATCTTCAGGTTTTGGTTCGTTAACAATTTTTGTGTCTTGGCCGGTTGGCGTCCGACGATTTGTAATGGGTCCTTTTGCCATGAAATATCCTTTTTTAAGGGGGGCATATTGCCCCCCATTTAGCGATTAAATGAGATTTAAGTTAGTACCGACACTCGCTGTCCAATAAATGACGTCGGAAGCTGCGCCGCAAACTGCTGAACCAAGAATCAGTCCCTTGTATCCATTATTTGCCGTCGCATCGCCCAAATAGTTGGGTGAAGTGCCAGCCGCTCCACAAGGAATAACAACGGGATGCGACTGCTGGAAGGCATTTGCCGTTAATGGCCATGCCCAATCAGTAAAGCCGCTTGAGTTGATATTTACTGTAAAGGTGGTGACGCTGCCGACTGCCGTGATTGTGCCACGCAAGTAGTTCAATTCGGTCATTCCATATGCCCCGTTTTGGGGAATGCGGAAAGAGACCACATCGCCTACTTGGTAACCGTGATTGGTTGAAGTGCTCACAACAGCGCTTGACGCTGCGGTAATGTTTGTGATATAAGTTTCCCTCTCAACAAAAGGATTGAGGAAAACTTTTTGAACTGTACCGCCAGAGCCAGCATTTGCAAATCCGGAAGTGTCAACGGGGATCGTAAAGGTATTCGCCCCTGTACGAGTAACCGTGAACATCATGCCAGAAAGTTGTTGTTGTCCTGTGACGTTGTACAGAATTACTGTATCGCCCGTAGCAAGCCCGTGCGATGTGCTGGTCACAACGGCAGGGTTCGCCTGGCTAACAGAAGAAATCGCCGTAGAAGCAACACTTGGGAGGTTATCATAATCGATCGGAGTAAATCCGCCAGAAGCTGCATAGATTGATTGATCTGTTGCAGCGCTGTTGGTATTTACTACACCAAAATAAGAACCAGTAGGCATTCCCGAAACATACCAAGCTCGTTTTAAAACGCCTGGGTTTGCGGTTGAGTTATACTGCGTAAGATTATGCATAGTGAATGAAGTGACAAGGGTGCCAAAATCAAGCGTGTAAGCAGATCCCGTAGAAGTAAAACTGCCATAAAATAAATTAGAACCTGGAATAGACATAATTTTCTCCTTACGCGACCAGTGTTGATCTTAAGTTGTTTACCCACGCATCATTCAATATGCGATACGCGCCGGCGTACTTAAAGCCAAGTGAGCATCTTTGATGAAGAGGATCGTTTCCCCATCCAAGAGGCTGATAAAATACTTGTGGATAAGCGCCTTCCAGATTAACTACACCATATCCCTGCTGTGCTGTCGCAAAGCAATTGTAGACGTCCGCGCCAAGTCCAGAAGCGTTGGGGCTTACTGAACCAAGTGGAGAAGTGGTCCAACGGGTGTTGCCCACTGAGCCAAACTCTCCGGTAATTACTGTCATATTGCTAGGATAGTTTGCGGCATTAATAAATCCCTGCACGTTTTCTAGTGTCGGGATAATGGCAGTATTCGCCATAAACCAATAGGCTGGGCGTATTGGCGCGGTCGCGAAACGGTCCTCGCCTTCGATGTATTCACTGATCAATTTACCGCTTTGTAATTGCAATGCAGTAAAGATCGATTGAATATCTTGGAAAGTAAGTTCCGTTGGTAAATCGCCGTTACTTCCGTTCACACAATCCACTTGTGCAGCTGACGCCTGAAGCATATCTCTTGTTAGTTCGTCGTGGGTCTCCCTCACCGACTGCGCTAAAAGAGATGTGTTTTCATTGAGCACAGGGTCCTGAATGGTCAACGTGAGTTGATCGGTCAGAATCGTATATGTGCCATACCAATCGACTTGCGCATCAATGTTGAGCGCTGTCAAAGTTTGGGGTGGTGGTGTTACGCCGTCGGTCAAAGGTACGGTCGCAGTATTCAAGTTGTTATAACGTCTAAAGCGAGCAATTCGGCCCGATTTAGATGGCATCATCACTTGATAGGCAAATCTCGTATGGATGAGATCAGGCATCGGACGAGACAAAAGCACTTTGTCAAGCCATTGCTGGACAGGTGCTGGTAAGTTGTTAATTGTTGTTGGGACTGACATTGTTTCCTAAAATTTTAGACTCTTCCCGATGCGTACATTCTTGCCATCTTCCAAACATCTGCTTTCTCAGATAAAGACATAGGTCGGTTTGAGCTTTCAAACCCTGAGCCCCCAGCAATTGCCTCCGATGGAATCGGCTTATTCAAGTTCTTTTCCACTTCGTTCGCATCTTGCTTTTGCGTCGCTGCTTTATATGCATACGAGTTCTTTACCAATTGATACGCAGCAAGTCTTGGATTTCGGCTATTTTGGATCGCATCCAAAAGGGCCGGATTATCTTTCACTAACGGTTCGACGAATTTAACGACATCATAGTAGTCAGCATATCGCTGCGGGACTTCATCAATTTCTTGTTGAAGCTTTTGTTTTTGTAATCGCTTTTCAAATTCAGCGACTGTCAGCAACTGATCGTCAGAATCATCTTGCGGTTGCTCAGGTTCAAAGGCTTTTTTAAAGCCTGTTTTGAATGCCTCGAGCTGCCTTTTGATTTCTTCCTTTTCTAGCCTTTCGGCCTCTAGTTGCCCTTTGAGTTCGTTAAAACCTCGTCGCATCTCACTGAAGTTATATTCAGGCGACTTTGCCTGCGCT